GGGTTTTTGCCCCTCTTATTATGCCTATATGAACTCTTTAAAGCCACCTTGACGCCACTTTTACTAGATTATGATACTATGACACCATAAACCAATAAACTGTCCTTAAATCGCATCCTGTGAGCCACCTAAATTATTTAAGTTTCCAGTACGTTTCACCTAATTATTTAAGAAATTCCAGGGATTTACCTAAAGATCTTCAGCCTTAATATTTAAGGTGGATTGGATACTTTACCTAAACTTTTAAGGCGTTCGCTAGTTGAGACTCAATCTCAATTGGGCAAGGGTATGACCTAAAATTGCTAGGGGGGCTAGGGGGATGCTCGAAAACAGGGAGGGGGGGTTCTCATTCCTCAAAAAATGCTAAAATTAACTATGTAATCCCTACTTTCGTAGAAAATTTGGTAAGAACTATGAATATTCTTTAAATTTGTATTATGGCAAATGTACAAAAAAGAGCAGAAAAGGCATTAGCAATTGAGATTTTCGCAACTCAACCTGAGAAAAGTATTAGCCAAGTGGCTTTGGAAGTTGGGGTTAGTCCTAAAGCTATGTACAATTGGAGATGTGACCCTAAGTTCATGGATGCTATTTATGAGAAGTATATGGTTACCTTTGGTGGTGAGTTACCTGCTGTTTTATCTGCTATGGTTAGGGAAGCCAAGGCAGGAAATGTACAGGCAGGTAGGTTGGTTTTAGAGCATAGTGGTAAGTTGGTTAAGAATGTTAACATCACCATAGACTCACCTTTTGAGAAGTGGCTAAAGAAGGTCGATGATGCAGAAGTTGTTGATGGGGAGATTATAGAGGATGAGGTGGTTGACTTGGTTGATGAGATTAAGGTAGAGATTGATAATTTACCTCCAAGAGAAGTTGAAGACCCTGTGGTTAGGGAGGATCGTGAGATTAAATCTTTGGCGAAGCAGAAGAAGAAGGCTCAGTATAATTTGCAGCAGAGGGAGTGGTATAAATGGAAGAAGCGTGCTAAGGCTGTAGGTGTTGAGATGTTAAGTGGTGGTAGACCTACTCCTGGTCAAAGATTGGCTTGGGAGCAAGAGATTATAAGGAAAGAGAATGAAAAAGAAAGCTAATAAGAAAGATATACAAGATATAGTAGCAAGGTTAATTGGTAGTGTTGCTATGTTGGAGCAGAAGATTGCTTCCTATAACACTTTATTTTCAATGTATGTTAAGTACAAGGATGATAGTGATGGCTTTCAAGCATATTTAAAAGAAGAATTGGAGAAGGCAAATGCCGAAACTGGACAAGTTAAAGATAAAGAAGTTTAGAAATAGTTGGTTTGTTGATATTAAAATTGAGATTGGTGAGGATGAATCTGAATACTGGGATTTGGAAACTGAGGAAGAAGTAGAGGACTTTGTTAATTACACATTAACACATAATTAAGTAATACCCATATCGTTCATCCATCCTTCGCCTAGTTCTTTTTCCATTTCATTAAATACTTTTTCTGTAATTCTGAATGCTGCAATAGCATCGTTTGGGACTTCTTCCATCCACTCAGGATTATCTTCTATTACCTCTCTAGTAATATCATCTACAAGCATTTGGGTTAATTCTTCAAGGCTCTCAAGTATTTTATCTAATTTATCACTTTCTTTGCTCATTTTTGAGGTGTCCTCCATACTTTATTGATCTTCTTTATGAGTGCATCCATTCTTTTCTCTGCACCCTTTTTGAAGCCTGGCTTGACATTGCCCTTGGTTGTGAAAAATGGGTTTCTTGGTTTCACAACTTTTCCTATTGCCTTTGGTGTAAATCTTTGATTCCATCCATTGCTGCTTGATATTGTAAATCCCTCCATGTGATATTTCCCATAATCAGCCATTTGTACCCCATCTTTAGTGGCTTTAATAGAAGCAAGTAAAGAGCCTGTGTGGATTAGGGGTGTTGTTCCATTAGTCTTGCCTCGTTTAAGAGATAGACCTTTTCGCCTTATGGCAATAGTCCCTTGGGTAAGTTTTCGGATGCCAGTAGAGTTTTTGATATTATCCCTAGCATTTTGGGCAAGGTCTTCATAAGAGTCTTCCATGTAATCATCAAATACCTCATCAAACGCATTAACTAACTTTCTAAAGCTGAAATTTGATGTTGCCTTCGTTGTGATTGCCATAAATTACTCCTCTTCTTGTGGTAGGTACTCTCCTTCAGTAGACATAGCTTGTAAATGCTTATCTTCCATTGCTTCTCTATTCTTTTGGATAATAGATTTGGCTTGCTCTTCTGTTAGGTCTTGATTTGACTCCATAAGTAGCCCTACTTCGTCTATCATGTGATGTTTAAGTCTATGCTCATCCATCAATATTTGGTCTTGTACTGTTTTTGGATACTCAGGCTCATTGAAATCTAAGGATAATTCACTCGGTAATGCAACATTGTTGTAAGAAGCGATTGCTTTTTCAATATCGTACAAGTCATGTTCATACATACTCCAAAGATCTAAATCATCTTGATAGTCTTCAAAGCGTTCTAAATCCTTAATTTTGAGTGCAATTCCTGATGGAGTTTCTCCACCATCTTGAGCAAATTGCACATAGAGATGGTTATTTTGAGCAACCAAGTCTAATTGAAACTTAACAGACTCGATTACTGCATTAATATCCCCTTCAGGAGCAGCAATACCAAAAGTAGAGCCTTCAGGCAAGTCAAGTATTGTATCGCTCCCTGCTCGTTCTAATTTCTTATCTCCATACATCCCTGTAATGAATGGTTGTCCAAACATTTGGAATCTTAACCCTAATTGTAGTTCTGTCATAGTTATATTCACCTGCTCATTACATCCAACTATGTCATTTGCACCCTCAACGAAGAAAGAATCAACCTGTTCTTCTCTATGGGTGAACACAAATGGGATAACTCCATATCCATGCTCATATTCATTCATTATAGCACCATCTTCATCATAATGTATGTATCTTTCAGCATCCCAGTAAGCATAATGCAGTTTTTCAGTAGAAGAAACGTCATCTACATTCATTAAGATTGGATATGTGATAGCTACAGGGCTAAATGGATTGTCATGCATATGAACATCAAAGTAATATACAGGTCTATAGTCAAAACAAGGCTTTGCAAGGTCATCTCTGTACACAACCTGGGTTGCAACTGTGCCTACAAGACGAGTCATACGCTCAACGTGCTTCATTCTTGCATCTTTTTTACGAGTAAGTGCTGCATATGAGTCACTTACACTACGAGAAGCTCCTACTGTATAGATTCTTGACATTTTATTGATGAATCTCTTTGTGAAGTTTGCATTATACAAGGGTATTTCCCTAAATGCATCAGCAGAGAAGTAATCATCTATATATTTCTCAGTTTCTGTGCCTGTGTAGTAATCAAGGAGCTTACGAATCTCTTCCCTTCGTGCTTTTGCTTGGGCTAATTTGTAATCTGCTACTGATTCTTGTATTATTTGTTCTGGTAAGCTCATCTTTTAATTACTCCAACCTCTCTTTGCCTTATGGGGAATCTGTTTAAGAAAAAATAACGAACCATGTCCATACCATGATCGTTTCTGCCATCTTTTATGGGTTCAGGCTTTAAATCTTTCCCATCGACTGCTTCAGGGTAACGATAGTTCTCGAAATCCTCTGCAAGTCCTGTACACTTACTGTGTAAATGCACAAATCTCTCACCATGTGCATTTTCTATGAAACCTCTAACATGACTAATCCCTGATGCAATACTTCGAGATACTTTATCTCTTACACTTCTGATTTGTATGCCATGTCTTCTAAAAATCTCTATATCACCCATTCCTGACTGTCCTTGGGCTTGCATTCCTGCAGGATCACCATAATATTCTCTTACATAGTATGGTTTTGACTTAATTTTTTCGATTAATTCATCAGTTTTGATGTTTTGCTCGTGTATAATCTCATCTATTATGTTTATATGCCAAAATCCTGCTACTCTATAGGTCTGAAACCAAGCAACTGCAGGCATTCTGTATCCAAAGTCAATAGAACAGAATGTTGGAAAGTTTGGATTGTATGGAAAATCACCTACATCTAAACTTCTATCAAATGAGTATACTCTACCTTCAAATGAGGTAAACTTGGCTGCATACTCCTGCTCATACAACTCTTTTGACATATTTCTCTTACGTTCAATGAGAAATTGGTCTTTTTTACCATCAGGGAACGCATATTGGTTGTTCCAGGATGGAGCTTGGTGAGATTCCCATAGGGCATCTGACTTTCCAAGCAAGAAAATCTTATATATCCAGTTATACCCTTCAGGGGTAGTTATGAATATTGCTTTTCCTTTTCTATCTGAAAGAGTGGGAGATAGATACATATCCCATATTCGCTTCTTAACCTTGGCTGCTTCATCAATAATGAGCAAATCTAAACCTTCACCAACAAGTGAATCAGGATTATCAGCAGACTTACCTTCTATTGTAGTCCCCCACTTGAATTTGATGAAACGTTCTTTTTCAGATGCACGTTCTATGTCATTGGCTCGACCTACTACCATCTTCTGCCACAC